ATGCTTTCTGAAACAGCAAATAAAACCCATATAATAAATGCTTTGTATGCTGCAATATATTGTGAATTTGCAGGAGCAAACAAACAAGATAAATATAAAAATTTAAGTTACCAACAGAGATTACAAAAAGTAAATGAATTTGCTTTGAACTGGCTAAGAGAAAGAAGGTTAACATAATGAGCGATATTAAACAAGGAAAAGGTAAATTAAAAGTAAAAAAAGCAAAACAAGACCAAGGTGAAACTCCAAAAACTGGAAACCTTGGAATAGGTGATGCATTTGCTATGGCAGTTAAAGGCTTAACTGATAGAGCAGCAGGAATGAAAGGAAAAGGATTTCTAGGTGTTGCTGATAAATTGCTTAATCCTATGAATTATATAGATAGAGAAAAATTACATGGCAAGAAAAAAGAAAAATAAAGATATAAGAAAACCAAGAGGCGGAGTTAATCCTCCTGAGTCTGGTAAAATTTATCAAGAGTTCGAAGAATTACCAAAAGTGGATAAAAGAAAGACTCTTAAGGAATGGTTTGATTCTGCTAGAAATTTTACTTTAGAAGATGATGGTAAAACTAATTCTGCTATTATAGACCCAAAACAAGCAGCTTACGCTAAAAAAAGGAGAAAAAAGTAATGGGAAAAGGAAAAGATATGAAAGTTAAACCTGGAGATCAATCAGCAGCTCCTAAACATAAAAAATGGAAGAGGCCACAGGGACAACCAGTATGTTCTCCTGGGGAATTAGATGGAAAACAATCTATGGCTCCTGAACACAAAGGAAAAGAACCATCTCATGGTGATCATCCTTCTACTCCTCCTAAATCTCATCCAGTAAAAGAACCTAACAAAGAAAAATTAGATTAATAATAATTTGTTCAAGTTAGAGACTTGTTCACAATTCATTAATTTTATATAACACTTGAGAGTGAATTATGTCTTTTAACCTAGGAGTAAGTAACCATCCTATAAGTAGAATGGGAGGTTTATCCTCAGTAGGGATTTACCTTTATGAAGATATCTATTATAGGCAATGGATCACTGAAATTGCTCTAGCTTTTTATGAAGGCCGTCAGGATGAGTTTGTATGGCTTGATTTGGTTAGACAATTTAGAAATCCTGAAAAACAACAAATACTACCAGTAAATCTAACAAGAGAAATTGTTGATGAAACAGCAATACTTTACAAAGAAGATGCTATATATAAAATAGTAGATGGTAATGGAAAAGTATTAGATAAAGATCAAAAGCTGTGGGATGAAATTATGAACCACAGTCGATATCGCATGCTTTTAGACAAAGTTGATAGATGGTGTAGGCTTTTAGGTACAGTATTAGTAAAAGTTTCATTTGTTGATCCAAAAACAGGATTTATGGTTAAGAAGAATCAGGGTGGACAAGTTCAGTTAGATTGTATGCATAGTGGAGTTTATGATATAAAACATGGAGCTTCACCATATTATATAACTGAGTTGTTAATTGGTTTTGGAACTAAATTTCAGGGATTTGGTGGCTCTATTGGGCATTCTATGGGCAGTATTAATATTGCTGACCCTTCTACTTATGGTATGAGTGATGCTGATAAAACTAAAAAAGGAGAGATTAGTAAATACTCTTCTGTTGATACAATTTATTGGAGTCCTGGATCTCATATGCAGATTGATAATAAAGGCAACCAATATAAAACCAAAAATCCATATGGAATGATTCCTGCCGTACCATTTTTTAATCAAGATCCTGCACATTATTATTTTTTACCAATAAACGAACCACTTATTTATGCAAATCATGCTATAAATATGAGAATTACTGATCTTAATCATATAGCTAAATTCCAATCGTTTGGAGTTCCAGTAGTATCTGGAGTAGAAAGACCTACTAGTACTAGACAAGGTAGACCTGCTGATGACTATAATTTATTAAGGGGCGGATCTGCTCAATCTAGATTTGGAGGACTTGGTGGATTTACAGGTCATGGAGCTGGAGGTCAATTTAGATCATTTGATGCTGGTTTGGGATTATACAGAGACGGAAATGCTGATGCTAATGCACTTGGTTTTTCTATTGGTCCTGATACTGCCGTAGCAGTTGGTGAAAAAGGTGATTTTAAATTTGCTCACCCTTCTGCAGATATTACAGGGTTAATTAAATCTATCCAGTCTATATCTGATATAGTTAGAATTAATCATGGTATTAGACCAAAATATGCTGATAATATTCCTCCTTCAGGCTTTGCTCTTTGGATGGAAAAGGCTGGAGTTATTGACGAAAATAGAAGGCGTGGTAAACTTTTTAAAGAACGAGAAGAACAATTATTTCAAGTTATTAAAAAATTATGGAATACTCATCATGATAAAATTGGAGATAAAAAATTCTCAGAAAATTCCAAACTTGAAGTAACTTATGTAGAACCTAAATTTCCAGTTGATCCCAAAACTAAGATGGAAGAAATTACTATGGAAAATAAACTTAGGGATACTGGTGATAGAAAAGTTTATAAAGAAATGTATCCTCATATGACTGATAATGAGGTTAAAAAAGAAATTAAAGAACATAGAAAAGATAAAATGGAACAATCAAAAGAGGATGCTAAGATTGATGTAGAAAGAGCCAAAATATTGCAAGAAGCAGATATTATTGCTGCTCAAACTACAGAAGCAGTACAAACCTCTTCTAGATTAGGAACTAAAACTTCTGGTATGAATAGCATATCAATGGGTTCTGGACAACAAAAGCAAGAACCTGAAGTTAGTAAACCTAAAATAGATAATAAAGCAAAGGATGCTAAAAAGAAATCAGAACAAATGAAAAAATAATCAAGGATGAACATGGAACAATTAAAAGAACAAAAAATGGTATATGAAGTATTAGTTTTGAGAACTGATCAAAATCATATTGTGGCTTTAGAATCCAATAATTATGATGAATGTTTTAATTGTTGGGTAGAATTAACAAGTCAATGGGAAGAATGCGCTAAAGAAAGTAAACCATTTCAAATTACTGATCCAATTGTTACTTCTTTTTCTCCAGGTATGATTAGCGAGATAAGAATAGTTCCAGTTACTTCTGAAGAAATGAAATCGAAATCACATAATCCCTATTATAATCAAATGATGCAAAATGGTTTTGCTAATACTTTTGGTCAAGGCGTAGACATGCTTGATCAAGGATATAAGCGTTAATTTTTAATATTCTAGTAGAGCTAGAAAGGACAAATTATGACAATGTCAAAAAAGGATGACCTGCTAACAACGTTAGGACAGAAAGCTAATGATTCAGTGAACGCAGATGGAAAGAGTTCAAATGCAAATACAGACACAACTTCTGATACTCCAATAGGTGGAGATACGACCTCTGATAAGGTTAGTAGAGGTACTAATTTATTAGGTGAAGTTGAAACTGATAAAGAAACGAAATCTAAAACTGAATCGGACACTTCTTCCAAAGATGCAAGTTCTAAAACTACTGATGCTCCAGACAAGACAGTTAAAGATCCTGATACTTGGACTAAAGAAAGCGCCCTAAAGGAAGTCACAAGATTGAGGGATGAAGCTAAAACTACACGAATAAAATCTAAGGAGCAATTAGAAGCCTTAAGAACTGAGATGGAGAAGAAACTTAATACTCTTACTGAGCAGTTTAAGGAAGCTGAAAAAGCCAAGAAAAAGTTAGAGACTATGGAGGCTAATGAAGCTGACAAGAAGCGTAATTTAGAAGAAAAACTTGCTCATAGAGAAACTGTCATTACTGAATTACAATCTCAAATGGATGCACTCAAACAAGAATATGAGAATAGAATTGATGATATGACAGGAAAAGTTTCCGAATTTGAAGCGGAGCGAGAGGCTCAAAAACAGGTATATCAGGAAAGAATTAATGAAGAAATTAATAAAATTCCTGAGAAATTTAAAAAATTTGCCGAAAGTATGGTTAAAGGTTTTTCAGACCCACGAGAAGGTTGGTCTGCTTTAGCAGAAGCAAAAGCACAGGGACTTTTTGAGGATAAAACAATAGTTGTAAATCACGATGTCCCAGGAGCTAAAGATGGAGCGAGAATTACTAAAGAAAAACTTGAAAGTGATGAACGTGACAAAATAAAGAAAATGACTTCTGCTCAAAAAATTAAAGCAGGGCTTGACTCAATACGTGGAGGAAACCCTAACTCTGTTTTCAGAGAAAGATAATTATTAGGAAGGATAGTGAAAAATGGCACAAGTAATTAGTTTATCTGAAGCTGCAAAACTTTCTAACAATGTTCTAGTTGAAGGTATTATTGCAGACATCGTTACTGTTGATACATGGTTTCGATATCTTCCATTTGTAGTTTTTGAAGGATTGGCTTATACTTTTACTAGAGAAGCTAGTTTGGCTTCCGCTGACTTTGCTTCTCCAGGAACTGATTTGAATCAGACAAAGTATCAGGCTGGTGCTGATTTTGAAAATGTTAATGTTAATTTAAGTGCTATCATAGCAGATATTATCATTGACGGTCAAATAGAAGATCAATTTTCTGAAACTAACGATCAGCTACAAGTACAAATTTCTGCTAAGGCAAAGCAAATTGCTCGTATTTATATGAATGCAATTATAAATGCTTATCGCCCAGGCGGAGCACTCACACAAGCAAACAATGGACCTATTGGTATTGCTGCTAAATTTCATGGAATGAGATCAATTCTAGATGCAGAATCTGGAAATGCTGATGATGTTAATCATCCATTCTATAATAATGGTCTTCCAACACAAACTCTAAGTTTGGTAGAAGATGATCCAGCAAGTGCCAGAGATGGTCGTCCAGGGCGTGTATTTACACTTGAAGATCTTGATGATGCTATAGATAGAATTACTATTGGTGATGTTGATTTTATTATGATGCATGCCAGGGATATTCGTACTCTTAGAGTATTATTGAGAAACACTGGTGGTGGAACTGATGCATATCAGATTCAGCAATCAGGTCTTGGTAGTATGAAACCTCAACTTATGTATCAGGATATTCCAGTATTTCGTAATGATTTTATTAGTCGTTATGAATTTGTTAATACTGAAACTGGCGCTCTTGATAAAGGTTCTTCTAATGCTACTACTCTTGCGTTAACTGCTGCTGAAAGCATTGCAGGTGGAGCAAATGTGGCAATGATGAGAGGTTCTGACGGCGTTATGTATCGTTGGGAAGTTTCTGCTGGTCAAGGAACTGACACACTAACTGTTAGTTCTACTGGAACATTTCTTGATCCCGAACAAAACAAACAGGTTGCTCGTAAAGCTCCTAATGATGCAGTATTTACTGATGCTCAGGATGTAGTTCTTGGTGAAAGAGCGGATGGTTCTGCAATGTATGTTGGTTGTTGGGGTGAATTTAAAGGTGTTGTTGGTTTTACTTCAGCAAACAATGCTGGTCTTAAACTTGAATATGTTGGCCCAAGAGAAGATGAAAATGCATATCAATATCGTATGAAATGGTATTGTGGTTTTGATCTTTACAACAGGCTTGCTTTAGCTCGTGTTAAAGACGTTCTACCATTAGGTAGTTAATTAATTAGGTAGCCCTCGCAAGAGGGTTGCCTTAAATCATAATAATCGAGGAGCAAATAATGTGTGCATTACCAGCAAAACAACTTGATAGAGATCAAGAATTTGTTTTATTAAAGCACAGACTTAAAGATTTAAATGGATTTATTAATGGAGTTAAATTCAGAGGTGGATTTGCTGTAGTAGTTAAAAATAGTAAAAATTACCATATACTAAGAAAATTACCACTTGTTATTGATGAGCAACCTTTAATTCATCTAAAAAATTTAAACTTTATTACTAGAACCTCTGATGTTGGACTTATTTATGGTAAAAAAGTATATGCTCAATATATAAAAGAGTTGACAAATGTATTAGCACATGAAGAAGAAAAGAAAACAGAAATACTAGAAGATGAGCATGTAAAAAAAGGTTTTTGTAATTGTAGGACAGCGAACGGAAGTTTATGTAAGCAAACAGCATTAGAAATTAGTCCTAGCGGATATTGTAAAATGCATATTTTACAAGATCCACGTTTAAAGGAATTTGACATTGAGGTTCCCAGACTTAGTAAAGATGAGAAAAAATACTGGAAACATAGAATAATCAAAACACTTACTAAGCTGAAAAAGCAAGAAAAATTCTAATATTGGTGGATATTATTCGTGGGAACTAAGTCTAATAGATCATCTGGAACACAACCAAATCAGAGAGGAGTAGCTAGAGGAGTAACTTTAGTTGATCCTAAAACTGGTTTCCCAGTATGTGTGATCCAAGATTCTGAAGGAAAATACAGACTTTGTGTGGACGCTAAAATAACCGCACAAAGCATAGTTGTAGATGTAGATTTAGATCCAGAAGACGATCAAGTAGGAATTGCTCACCCAGACAGACCTACAACATTTCTTCACATTGAACCAGACGGATCTATTAACGTAAACACTAACTTAGATTCTGAAGCTGGTGATACGGTAGCATTAGGTGCTTATCCAGATCCTATATTTGATAAAAATCCAGATACTATAACTACTTCCAATTTTGAAGAAATATATAGATACACTTCTACTGATGATGATACTAGAATAATTGGAGTTGAATCTACTGTTTCTACTCCTTCTAATT